AGCGCCTGTGGATAGTTCTCTTTCATCGCCGGTCTGCTTTCTGGCTTACAAGATCTCGAATGGTGTCAAGTTTTGCGAACACTTGGCCTAACGCTGAATTAAATTCATCGCGGGTAACGTAGCGCCCTGCTACAAGAACCTCGATAGCGGCGACCTTATCGGCCAGATCCTTATCGGCTTCTTGCAAATCTTTGACAGCGCCCCAGACGGTATTCAATACCCATCCGCCTAGGACGCCGATGATTCCAACGGCCACATCAAAAAATACTTGATACTCAGCCATTGGTGTCATCTCGCCATCGCATTCTGGTTTACTTGATTCTGCGTAAAGGCATTTTGCGCTGCCACTGCACCAGTCAACGCTGGTTTATTAGCCGCAGCCTGTATGCGTTTAGCTTTTTCTCCTAACGCCGCCGTACGCTTTTCAGTCTGCGCGCTGTAATCTAACGCCTGTTGAAGAGCTTGCGCGGCTTGTTGAGGGTCAAGCATTTCCTTGGCTATTTTTATCGCCATGCGACGGTTAATCTTACCTTCGGCTTTCTCCATTACTTTATTAACAAAACTATTAAGTCTGTTAAACCAGTTGAAACGAGGCGGCGCACCGCCTTCAGCCGTAACGTCAGCCGCTGTTGGGCCAGCTTGACGCGCTAAACGACCTTCGCGGACAGCTTTGGCTTCACGCTGAAGATCCGCAACAATCGCGTTGACGCTTTTAAATTCTCTAGGCGTTAAAATCTGCTTCAGGCTAGTGATATATTTCATGCCTGTCGCTTCGCGTATTAAAGGCGCAGCTTCTTTTACCGCACCTACAAATGCAGCCGCACGCTGGGGCGCTTCCTCGCCCATAGTTGCTTGCAGCTCGTCTATTAGCAACTTGCCGAGCTGCATTCTGTTAATAGGCCGGCTCATCGTCGCAAACTGAGCTTCAGCTTCGCTGTAGCCAGGAATCGCCTCGATAAATTTACCTTTAAGCTCTAACAATTGACGCGTAATATATTTATTCTTTTTGTTTTCGAGCGTGCCTTTAAGACCATCAATGACAGACGCAACTACACGCGCGTCAGTGTGATATGTCGGAGCACCGCTCTCGTCAGTTCCAGACATCAAGCTTTTCTTGGCGCGCTGGAACTCTTTAACAAGTCTAGGATTACCAGCGTTCTCTTCGATGACCGCGTCTATGTGGCTTACCAATGGATCTGGATCAACAATGTCGCCAGCATCTTTGGCTTGCTCATACATCGCGTCTGTCGTGTCCGTACGGCGTTTAATATTACCCGCCAGTGTACGAGGCGTCTTTGATATCTTTTGTAGCGACGCAACGCGCGCTGCGTTTTGTTCGGCTGCACGCGCAGCATATTCTGTTGGTAAGATAGCGCGGGAGGTTTCGCCTAACGCGGAGAAGCGCGTCATACCTAGTGGCGCAGCGGCTTGAGCTGCGGTAGGCACAGAGCCAGGAACAAGCATATTAGCTGGAGATTGCAACTGAGAAATTAACTCTGGTGCGCGGCCTTCAGCGGCTGCAAGATATGTCGCGTAGCGCGGAGCCATCATATTACGCGCAAAGCTATACGCTGGTTGGGACAAGCGCATAGGAGCTGCAACCGCTTGACCAGCTACTGTAAGCGGGTTGACGACATTGATAGCTCGCGCAGCTTCAGCCAAAGGCGCAGCTTCTTGCGCGCCAGCGCGTGCTATGCGCCCTGCCGTTCCTGCGCCGCCTAACACGCCTTGTTCAGCAAGACGCCCTGTCTCTCGCACAGCGCCGCCAAGACGAGCCATACCAGCGCCGCCTTCAGCTATACCCGCAAGATCCATAAACATGCCGATAGGATCAGTTTCAATGGTCTTATTGATACGTTCTAGACTGCCGTAACGCTCTATCAGTCCGCCTTTAATACCGCGCAGATAATCAGCGATATCTTTCTTAGCGTTTGGATCGCCGCCCAACGCGTTTTTAACTGTTGCAGCCGCATTCGGAAGATTGGTCACAACGTCATAAAGACCCGCAATAGCTTTGCCGGCGCTTGCTGGAGCGCTTGCGGTCATACGCGCGACAGTCTCTGCACCGCGTAGTCCTAGCTTGGCAATATCTGGGATCTCGCCTTCTTGAGGCACGATACCAAACGCATAAGTCTGTTCTTTACGTGGAGCTGGGATTGCTTCTGATGGTTGTTCAGACAGACCAAAATGTTGAAGCAATTCAACATCAGTAATGCCGGCTTTACGGGACTCTTCCGCTTCAGGCTGAGACAATAATATTTCGCTGATCTCTGCGTTGGTTAAGCCTGCTTTACGAGAGGCTTCTATCTTCCCGTAAATGTCCATTATTTTTTAACGCCCCATATTGAATCGACTATGGCTGCACGATCTACCGGTGTAGCGCGGCCTTCAACGCCGCGTCGAATACCAAGAAGACCTTTTGATTCAGCTTCAGGGTTAAAGATATCTACGCCTGTACCGAAAAGTTTGTTCAAGTTATTTAGTTTCAGGAACGCCGAGCGTATTGATTCAGGATCGTTTGGATCGCCAAAAGACTTACGCAAGTTCTCAGCTTCTTTTTCCGTATCAAATTGTTTGTTCTGAAGTCCCGCTGATTGCGCTAATTGAGGCACTGCGGAAATGATTTGCGTTTCCAACAAGCTAACCAAGTCACGGCGCTTAGATGCATCGAGTTTCTGGAATAAATTGCTAAAGGCTGACTTATTATAAATAACCTTTAACGCTTCTTCCGTAGTTTCGCCAGGAATAGTTATGCCGCCAGCGACCGCAAGATCTTTGAAAGTTTTACCAATATCACTAATCGTATCATAAAAGTGCATTTTGCCAACAGCTTCATCGCCTTTACCAAACGGCGCGGTATTATACACTTGTTGATCGCGCCTCATCCGCATTTGAATGGCTTCTTCAGGCTGCATGCTCAACGGCGCGCCTTGTGTGGCGCGGTCTGTCATTTTAGGCCCAGTCGCTTTAATTGGCGGCGTGGACATCTCATCCATTGATGGGCCAAGTTCTTGAACAGGACGCCGCGCAGTTCCAAACGCTGGCGTAACCAACACCTCCTCGCCGCCTACCTTTGACATCATAGGCTTTAATTGCTCGCGTATGTCCGATGCTTTTAACGCGGTCATATATAACGAGCGGCGGTCGGCTTTCTCAGGAATAAAATTTAATAGCTCCGCGTGCTTTTTACCTGCCTCTTCTCTGATTGCGTCTAACGCTTTCTGAGGATTCGCAGAATTCGCGGCTTTGATAAGCCTATCATCTAGACTTTCAAGATAGTCATGGTCTTCTTTAATCTTTTCAACGTCATATTGTTTTAGCGCGTGCGCTGTCTGCGCTTCATACAAAGGCTCTTTTGCTTCTTCTGCGCGGCGCGCAATATCTTCCATCGCCCCATAATGCTGTTGGCTTCTAAGAGCGTTAGAAATGTTAATGCCTAATTCAGGGTTATAACGTCCAACTTGGTTGACCGCTTGAGGCGACATAAGATTAAAGTTTTGACCGCCTAATACGCCAGCTAATGCATTCTGTCGGTCTTGTTCTTGCTGCAATTTTTGCATTTGAAGCTGCGCCAGCTCATTTTGTTGAGCGCGCGATCCCATCATCTGGTATTGCGCCAGCATGTTGGTAAAGTCATTAGGCGTGTTGTTTAATTGCGCGTTGCGGGCTGCAATCGTGTAATCTACTGGCATTTATATCACCTATTAAAATAAGGGACGTTTTGCCCGCCAAATTGATATGATCCAGAAGGCCCTTGAGGCGAGAACCGATCCATCATGTTATACGCAAGCATAGCATTAGCTGGGCCTTGCAGAGCTTGCCCCAACGCTGATGCGCCGCCGACATAACCAGAAGCTCTAGCCTGCCCGACATTCTCCATCGCCTGCCCGTATGGGTTAGCCGACGTGAGCCCCGCCATCGTTGGAATAGCGCCTGTGTAAGCGCCTGCAACTGTGTTGCCCGCATTAGTTGCCATCGTGCCGAGGTTAGAGCCAAGATTAAATTGATTGCCAGATAGCTGACCGCCCATTGTGCCAGCGAGCTGCGATACTGTTCCCGCTGCGCTTGCGCCGCGACCGGCTAATCCTTCAAGACCCTGCGTAGCCCTAAGACGGTTCTCCATAAATCGCGCGTATGCGTTCTGATACTCTTGACTGCCAGCTTCTTGACCGTAACGAATACTAGCTTTTAGTGCGCCGCCAGATCCAGCCGTGCCGCCTGCCCGCGCCATATTGAGCATGGCCTGTTCGCCCATCTTGGTGCGAAACGCATAGCCAGGATCCATCTGAAGTTCTTCGAGCGTCGGCATACGGGTATAGTCGCCGCCTACGCCATACAGTTGTGCAAGTTGGTTTGTCGCGCCTGCGCCTGCGGTCGTATAAGGCTCTTGAGCCGCTACACCTTTGCCGTAAAATTCTCTGGCTGTCTCAGCGCCTGTGCGGCCTTGAGCTAGAAGATCCTCACGGCCTTTGCCGTAAAACTCACGGCTTGCGTCTACGCCCTGTTGCGTTCTACGACGAGCCTCTTCAAGCGCTTGCTGTTGAGCGATGTAGCCCAACATGCCGCTTTGTTGAGCGGCTTGGGCCTGTGTGCCAGCCGCACGTTGTGAAGCCGCATAGCCAGCCCCGCTACTAAGCGCGCTTGCTGCGGTGCTTCCTAAAAGGGCTAGTGTGAACGGATCCATAATGCCTCACTATAATACTAGGTCTTGATGATGTATAGCACGCCATAGTTCTTTGGCTTTGTTTCCGTGTCGCCGGTCGTAGATGTGGCTACGGTGATATTGGCGTTACCTGTGGCTGTTACTTTATCATTTGTAGGTGTAGCTTGAATATAACATTGTGTACTGCTACCAGATTGCGCGCCAGTAGCTGTAGGATACCAATACCCATGTGTATGACCTGAATCCGTCGCGGTATGGCTATGGTTCAGATATGTATCCGCTGCATAAGTGCCGACAGCCTGACCGACAGCGGTGCCATAAGTGCCGTTAGTGCCTGTGCCGCGTAAAAATGTGCCGCGAAGATCTGGCACGTTGAACGTCGTTGATCCGTTGCCCACGCCCCATGTCGTGCCGATAGCGGCAAAGAGGGTTGCATAATCGACACGCGATATAGCGGCACCATTACAAGCCAACCAGCCTGACGGCGCTGATGTGCCAGCAAAAGGTGCGACGATACCAGCGGGTGAGCCTAGATCGACGTATCCTTTAGTCGCCGCTTGAAGCGACGTTGTTGGATTAGCCGGAAGCACGACAGGAACGGTTGACGTAGCATTTGTAGAGTTAATTGTAAGGCGTGTTGCGGCGTTAGTTTTAACCGTAAAATTACGGTCGTCAGACGCAGCAAAAATTGAGTCGGTCGAATCAGCCGATATGGTCGTTCGAGACGTTCCGCCAGCCGATGAGATTTGAAACGTGCCGCCTGCGATGTCTAACGCATTTCCTGGCGTTGCAGTGCCAATACCTACCTGACCTGCCGTATCAACAACGAAGGGCGATGCGTCAGGATCCGCGCTGTCTTGAACTCTGATCGCTGCGCCTGCGCCTGTCTGCGTAACGAGAAGCGCAGGGCCAGACGTATTAGCCGAGATCGTGACGTTACTGGTAAAGACCGGCGACAGGGCCGTGGAAGGTGCGGCGATATTATCGACCGTCCAGATCTCAGTGCCGTTTGCGTCGGTAAGTTTGAACTTATAGTTAGATGACGACAGCCAGATATTTGCTTCGCCGCGTGAGTCCAACACAATCGGATTGCTATTAGCCGTGGCGGCGGTCGAGTCCGTATAAGTCGCCTGCGGCGTGGTGGTGCCAGCCTCATAAGTATAGAGAAATCCGCCTGCAAGCGGGACGCCTGCGGCGTCAATAAACTGAGCTTTTGCGGTGGGCGTTACAACAGCCATTTAGACACCTACAGAACTTGTTACGGTCAAACTGACCGAAGGGATGGCGGGGACAGGACTAGATGCGGCAACTGCGGACAATCTAACACCTGTGTTGTCTGTTGACCACATAATCTCAAAGTAATCGCCTGCGGTGAGGGTTATCACGAAATTTTGCGCAGCGACAGCGGCAGCCGTAGAACTTGCCGCGACTAGGATTTTAGCGGCTGAAGTAGAAGTAGTGCCATTAACGCGAAGCCAAGTATAGATATTTTGCGCCGTAACGGCGGTATTGCTAAGTTGCGCTGTGAACTGAATGTTATATGTAGCTGTATTATCTACAAAAATTTGCGATGTCGTTGTGCCAACATAGACGCCATAGTTAGACCCCGTAGTGTTAAACGTCATACCGTAGCCGGTATTAATAGCCGCCGCCGTCTGCGTTACAGTGCTATAAAAAGATCCATATCGTCGCCCAGCTTCAAGCGCTTGGTATGTATTAAAAAACCAACGATACCACGGACGATTAACGAAGCCTGTAACGTCATCATTCATTCTGACGCGGGCTGCGGGGAGCTGGGTGTTATTATCGACTAGGTTAGGCATTGGTCGGACTCACATGCAATTCAGCTCCCATGATGGCGATCTGAACAGGATCCGTGCCCGATATTTCGTAGACTCTATCGCGGAGTTTCATCGTCATGCCAAGCCGCCGCCAGATCGTGCGGTAGCCTGTCCGGCCGATTTGACCCATAGACTTCCAATGCTCGTTAGACCAAGTGTGTCCGCCATCGTCAGACCAGCGCAGCATAACTTGTGGATCCGCGCCGATTGTAACTGTGTATTGTGCATAGTCGCGGATTTTTAAAGCAGACCCAGCGCGGTCAAGAATAAAATCATGTGCGCGGTCATAAATATAAATAATATCATTGACTTCCTCTTGGCTGTAACCCGAAAGACCTACACCTGCCTGACAATCGAGCTGAAGACTATGTTGCGTCGAGCGGTTCAGATCGTTCTGGCCTGTAGGTAGAGCACGCCATGAGCGCAGCCATTTTTGAATAGCGCCAGATTCGGAATAGACGTTAAGATCATATGCAAAGATCTCGCCTGTGCGATAGTCGCCGATGACGATCTCATTGTTGAAGTTCATCTGACAGTTACCGCGAGTGCGGGTAAAGTCATTATTTTCCCACCCAGCGCGCTCGTGCCATGCGCCAGTCGCCACGTCATAGACCCATGTCGTGTCAGCGTTGGGGAAGTTCAAAACGTAGAAACTATGGCCGTCCTGTTGATAGGTGTAACCCACAGCGTCGGACAAACTAGCGTATTGCTGGATCTGCCACTCAACCGCATGGGTCGAAACGCGCTCGCCGGAGTAGCCTTTTGAGCGGTAGACGATACCGTTACCGCGCGCGTCCGCGCCGAGCCAGAACAGACCATTGTCGAGCTTGGCGACTGAGTAAGCTGCAAGACAGCCAATTTCGTTAAACGCGCCTTGGATGCGTGCCAAAGGAAAGTCAGGTAGTCCGGCGTTATACCAGACCTCAACTGAGTTTTCGCCAAATAGCCAGACTTCGCGGTGATCGACGATCAGCGTAACAAGATTGTCAGGTGAACCTTCAGCGCTGGCGAAGTAGAGCGGATCAATCGTTGTGCCGGTCGAATCCAAGACCCAGAAAATCTGACTATCTGGTTGGTTATACACAAACCAACCGTCCAAAAATCCACAACCAACAGCGCCGTAAAAGTCAGTCGTTAGCGTCGTTAAAACATTCGTGACGCTATCGTAGACATATCCATACGCGCCCGCAGCGATAAACATCTGCGTGCCGTTATCGGTCATATTGACTTGACCGTTACCAGACGTGCCAATAGCACCGCGATTGGTTATGTTCCAGTCAGTGTCAATCTCATAGAGCGACGTGCCAGATACAGCAAAGGCTTTACCGTTAAACGTCCAAAGCCCACGAACCGGCCCCGCGCCAAGGGTCTGAAGAAAGCGCAGTCCTGGCGCGCGTTGAAGCCACGCGGCCTGTTTACCGCCTTCAGGCACAACTTCAGGGAATAAATTAACCATGCGATTGTCAGCCGCATTTGGGCTGCGGGTGACATAACTAGAGCCAAGGATAGGCGTTGCGACCATCAGTAGTTGCCCGCATAGATGTTATAGCGCTGACGTGTGCCGACGATGCTGTAAGGCAGAGCCATAATGTCGTCAGGGTTATTGATGCGCTTCAGATCGCGCTTGCTATACATAGCGATGCGGCTAACCATCGGCGATGGCTCGATACCAAACTCAGGAGCTAATTCGCAGGCCAAGTTGTAACGGAAAGCGCGCAGATAGCCGGGCGGGAAAAGAATCGCCGTCGCCAGTGTCGCTGGCTGCGTCAGTCGTTCAACGGAAATAAAATGCCATTCCAAGAGCCGCAACGGCACTGGATAAATGACCATTTCGATGTTCGGATAAGTCATGTTGGTGAACATGACCTGTGGATAAGTTGACGTTACCGTCTTAACAGCAATGCCATCATATTGTTGTTGATTGATAAACTTGATTCCGTAAGACACGTTGGTCTGTGGATCGCGGAA